GTGACAACCCACCCAAAAGCCCTATCTGCATGATCCTGCCAATTATCAAGCCAAGCACGGCCTACGCGCGATACAAGGCCGAAAGGAGGGGAGAATAAATGAATTTTATCCAGTATGTTGCGAATAGCAGAAATATACCGATGTTCCGCGACGATGACGCAACAGTTAGAGAGGCTTTGGGGCGTCATGGCTGTTTTGGCGATAACGGCCGTCTAAGTGCAGATGGCTACGCCCTGGACTGTCCCGACTTAGATAACCCTATAATTCTGTTTAAGAACAAGTCCGACAAAGAAAAGCGGCGCTTTACCATTGCCCATGAGTTGGGGCATGTCTTCGCCGGACATCTATCATCGGAAAATCAGAAAGGCGCTGTTCAAGGGATTGTCCACACAAAGGAATTGGAGGCATCCATGATAGGCGCGGTGCTTCTTGGCTTATCACTCTATGACGAGTGGCGCCGGGAGCTTACGCCAGAAGACAACAAAAAAATAGCGGGGTAAGTTGACCGACTACCACCCGCTATCAAATACATCACAACGCCTTAAAAAGCCGCCGTATAAGAAAATTATATCACACTTTCGGCGGCTTTGCAAGGCTTTTTTCAAGGTTTTACAAGCGTCCGTGCGGGCGTTTGCGTCCTTGGATGCTTGTATTAATCAAGCGACGAAAAAGAAAAAAGCCACGCTTTTTGGGTTTTGTTTAGAAGAGGGGCAAAAGTGGTTTTCTTTTGCCCCGCCCCTTGATGAAGCCACGAATTGCCGAAGGGGTGAGATAGTGCCGGAAAAAGCAAGATACGAAACCCATACATACAAATGCGGTGAAGTGCTGGAGGTTGAAGCGTTTCCATTTTGGGAAATAAAAGGCCGAGGCCGTAAAAAGGGCCAGACGACAAAACCAACGCGTCATGTTCAGAAAAAGTTAAATCACAAAAATGCAAAACGCCACCTTGAAAGACTTCTTAATCTCAATTTTCAAAAAGGCCGCGATGTGTTTCTTACCGTCACGCATACAGACGAAAACGCTCCACAAACAGAAGCCGAGGCCAAAAAGTGCCTAGAAAACTATTTACGGCGACTTAGATATTTTGTCAAGCAACATGATGAATTATCAAACCTTAAATACATAGCTGTAACAGAATGGAAAAAATCAAGCACAGGCATCATGAAACCGCATTACCATATAGTGCTTAACATTCCAGACCGTGATGCAGTTGAACGCCTTTGGGGACACGGCCGCACAAATGCCAGAATTTTGCAAGCCGACCCCGACGGTGGCTTACAAGGCCTTGCAAAATATTTTGTCGGCCCGGAGTATAGCGACAAAGACGCGGCCCGGCAAAAACACCAAAGACGCTATAATGCGAGCAACAATTTAAAACAGCCCAAACACAGCACGGCATATAAAAAGATATCAGCGCGACAAGCTTCAAAGGTGGCCAAAAATTACGAAGAAGCGCGAAGTTTTTTTGAAAAACTCCACCCCGGATATATTTTCCAAGATATTGACGCAAATTATTATGATTTTGTGGGTGGAGCTTACCTATATGTCCGAATGAAACGCAAAAATTGACTTTGAGGGAGGAAAATATCATGTATTACAGAGTATGCCAAGATTGCGGTGCAAACTTAGACCCACAGGAGCGTTGCAGTTGCAAAGCGACACTTGACCGGGTTTTCGAGCGCGAATATAGCAACACTTATTCCGACATGAGGTTTCGGGAAGGTTTGCCGTCGTGCATCGCGGACGATATTGCCGAAACCGCTGCCAAAAAAGCGGTATTTGACAAGGGGGCGCGTTAATTGTCTATATTCTCAAAGATTTTCCAGCGGAAAAGGCTACCAAGGGGCGATATCGACCGCGCGCAGATTTTAAGTGGCAATTCAAATGTTTTCACGGCCTATGGCGGGGACGCTTACCGCAATGAAATCTTCCGCAGCGCTGTTGACGCGATTGCCCGCAATGCCGCCAAGCTAAAAGGCGCCTACATGGTGAAGCTGGCCGACGGCACAAAACGCGAGGGCGATGCGCGGATTAACAGACTTTTGCAAATCGAGCCCAATCCATATATGAGCGCCTATGACCTACTTTACAAACTTGTGACGCACTTTTTTCTATACAACAACGCCTTCGCTTTTTTACAGAAAGACGACCGCGGCGAGTTGACAGGGATCTATCCCCTTGGCCCCATGCACGTGGAGTTTGTCACAAGCCAAGACAGCGACCTTTATTGCAAATTCCTTTTTGTTGGGGGCAAAGAGGCTTATTTGCCATATAAAGACATTATCCATCTACGCCGCAATTTCAACAGCAATGACCTATTAGGAGAGCCAAACACAGCCATTTCCTCGACCATACAGCTTGCGCAAACTCAATCCGAGGGCTTGTCACACGCTATCAAAAATGGCACCGTCATACGAGGCATTATAAAAACCCCTGCAATGACTTCTAACGCGAGTTTAGAGGCAGCTCGCGATAGCTTCATGAAAGATTATTTTGACATGGCCAATAACGGCGGCTTGGCAGCGGTTGACGCCAAGTTTGATTTTGTCCCGCTAAACATGAAGCCCTATCCTATTGACGAAAAGCTGATGCAGACCGTCAAAAACAAAATATATGAAAATTTGGGCGTGTCTGAAAGCATCGTCAATTCAACGTACGATGAGGATACTTGGGCCGCGTTTTATGCGTCAACTTTGGAGCCGATTGCCCTGCAACTAAGCCTTGAATTTACCCGCAAGACCTTTACGGAACGAGAGCGGGCTTTTGGCAACACAATCATGTTTGAAAATGGCCGATTGCAATTTGCCGCCACGCCAACGAAGATTAACCTTGTGCGAGAGCTTGTGCCTTACGGATTGTTGACTCTGAACCAAGCAATGGAAATAATCGGATTGCCGACGGTGCCGGACGGTGACAAGCGTTTGCAGACTTTGAATATGGTCAACGCAGCTGAAGCCGACAATTATCAGTTAGGCAAAGTGGGCAAAGGGGGCGCTGACAAGTGAATATTGTTGTAGTTTACGGAAGTCCATGCAGCGGCAAGACGAAATATGTCCAAAACTATATCGGAGAAAATGACATCGCATTTGATTATGACAAGATGCTTGCCGCGTTGACATTTAACGAAAAGCGGCACATCGACAAGCACTTCGCCCACGACATCGTAATGTTGGCCCGCAAATCCATCATTGAGGCCACAAAAACCATGTCGCAGGGCGGCGATGCATACATTGTCACCGCTTGGCCCTCTGATTATCTCAAAAAATCCCTTGCCGGACTTGATGTGTCGTATAAGCAGATTGAGGCCACAAGAGCCGACTGCATCAAAAATCTTGAATGCGACGCATCAAGGCCGGATAAAGAGGGTTGGACGAGTATAGTCAATGCTTGGCACGACAAACACGGCGATAAGCCGAAAGGGGCGTCAAATATGAAAGAATTGCGAATTTGCGAAATAAGGGCCGTGTCGTCGGCAGGCGGCCAAGCCCTTAGATTAGAGGGTATGCCGATTGTCTACAATCAGCCCGCCCTTATAAATGACCCGAAAGGGCAATATGTGGAAATCATCAGACCGGGGGCGTTAGACAACACAGACATCACCGATACGCGCTTGCTTTACAACCACGACACAAACCGCGTCCCACTGGCCCGCACACCCAAAACGATGCAACTGACCAAAAGCCCGGCAGGGCTTCATATGACGGCTACATTGCCGGACACCCCGGAGGCGAAAAGCGTATATACGGCAGTGTTGCGCGGCGATTTATCGGGCATGAGTTTCGCCTTTTCTGTCCCCGACGATGGAGATAAATTTGACCCGGACACCAACACGCGGGAGATTTTTGTAATTTCCAAGCTGTACGAAGTCAGCATTGTACCATTTCCCGCCTATCCTCAAACCAGCATAGAGGCAAGGGCGGCTATGGAAAATAGCGCGAATTTAGCACTTTTACGGCGTGAAGCTATTATCAAAGCAAACATAGTCTTGATGAAGGAGGTATAACTAATGGGGTTTAAGTTTGATATACAGGAGCTCGAGGACATACAAAAACTAATTAAAAGCACGCCGCAAGCGTGGAAAAAATCGCCCCAAAAGTGTTAAAAGCGGGCGCTGATGTTTTGGTTAAGGCCCAAAAGGAAGAATTGGGACGCCTCACCAAAGGCGACCGCAGCACAGGGGAATTGCAGCGCTCAATCCACGCCAGCAAAGTGAGGAAGTCGAAAGAGGGCAACATGAGCATCACTATTGCGCCAAGAGGTATGCGAAAGCATGGAAATACGGCGCGAGGCAAGCGTGATAAGTTGTCAAACGCGCAAGTTGGGCATCTTGTCGAGCATGGCACATCAAAACAACCCGCCCGACCGTGGATGTCGGTAGCCAACAAAAAGGCCGAAAACGCCGTAATTGAGGCAATGCAAAAGGCTTTCAGCGAGGAAATAGGAAAATTATAATTGTGACCAAAACTATCACAAATTTTTGAAAGGGGTACATATCTTATGAAATTTAACACAGTTGGAGAGGCATTTAACCATTACAGGGTCGCCGATATAGCGGCAATCGAGGCCAGAGCGGCAGACATTAAGCGTATCATTGAAACAGACACACAAGCGGACATTCAAGCGCTTAATATCGAATTAAGCGGCATAAAGCAGGCCAAGGAAAACGCCGCAGAGCGCCGAGCCGCCAGAAGCACCAACGAGAATTTTAATCCTATTCTTGGCGTGAGCATGGAGCTTAGAGCCAATGCATCAAACGAAGCGGCAAGCGGCGACATTTTTGCAAGCCCGGAATATCGCGGTGCATCTTTCAAGACGCTGTTGGGTCAAAATCTATCCGAGGCAGAACAGGCAGCTTACACAAAGGCCATGAACACAGCGGAAACAGAAAAGAGGGCATCGGAATTTAACACCACTTCCAGCGCCGCCGCCGTTCTGCCAACGGCCACGCTTAACGAAGTAATAGGTAAGGCCGGAACGATGGGCG